CACCATGACGCTCGACCGTTTCCTGGCAGACATCTACGTCCCCCTGCGGCTCCGCGGCCGGAGCCCGGAGTCCGTCCGGCTCCTGCGACACGCGATCACGCAGTTCGGCCGCTGGCTCGGCCGGCCGCCGACGATCGACGACTTCGACGACCTGCTCGTCTCACAATTCCTATGCCACCGAGCCGCGCGGCTCGCCCCCGAGAGCGTCGCCCGGGAGCGGTCCGGGCTCCTGGCCCTCTGGAATCTCGCCCAGGCCAGGGGCCTCGTGCGGCTCCGCCCCTGCGTCCTCCCCGAGCTGGTTCCGGAGCGGACACCCCGGGCGCTCACCGAGGAGGAACTCGAGCGGCTCGCCGCCGCGGCCCGTGCGCTCCCCGGCTGGTGCGGGCCCGTTCCGGCCCGGCTTTTCTTCACGGCGCTCATCGGCGTGCTGTTCTTCACCGGGGAGCGGATCACCGCGACGCTCGCCGTGCCGCGGGGCTGCTACCGTCGCCCGTGGCTCACGGTTCCGCCGCACTTGCGGAAGGGCCGCCGGACCGAGCGGGCCTACGAACTGCCGCCGGCGGTCTGCGACGTTCTCGACGAGCTGCTCGCCTACCACCGGGCGCCGTCGCTCTTTTGCTGGGGGGCGTCGATGGAGGCCCTCCGCAAGCGATGGAAGGGCCTCACGCGACGCGCCGGCCTCGGGGACGGCCGGGAGGTCCAATTCCACGTCCTGCGTCGCTCCACGGCCTCCCATCTGCACGCGGCCGGAGCCGACGCAACGGCCGCCATGGGCCACAAGAGCGAGCGGACGACCCGGCGGAGCTACCTGGATCCCCGGATCACGGCCGCCCGCCAGCCGGCCCCGTGGACGCTCCTCCCGCAGATTGTGCGGCCGGCCGAACAATCAGCCGCGCTCCCGGGGGCGCCGGGCGAAAGGGGGTAAGCCGGGCCCCCGGGAGCGACGGGCTGTTCAGCGGGCCGGGCCCCCCTCGACGCCGGCCGCCGCCGGCGTCGCTGCGGAGACCGGCCGGGCGGACTCGACCGCCGCCCGGATCGCCCGGACGTCGCCGGCCATCCGCCACACCAGGAGCACCCCGGCGATGAACGCCCCCGCCGCGGCGATCGTCAGCCAGTAGGTGAGCGTGTCGATGGCCTCCCACACCATGTCGGTCCAGCTCACGCGGCACCTCCGGCGACGGCTGCGGCCCGCTCGAGCAGGAAGTCCTCCCACGCCGCGGCGACCCGGCCCCGCAGGTCGTCGAGCGCGCCGCGGTTGACGATCACGCGGTCGCAGTCCTCCCGGCGGATCATCTGGTCGCTCACGTGCACCGGCGACGCCGGGGGCGGCAGGTCCGGCCGCTCGACCCACCACACCTCACCGCCGAGGTAGCGGATCGCGGCGACCTCGTTCGGGAAACGGGTGCCGCAGATGGCGAAGGTCGTCCGCCGGGCCAGGACGTGCTCCGTTATGATTCGCTGCATCGCAAGCTGCACCCAGAGGTCCGGGTGCACGAGCTGGCGGCCCCACTCGGTCCCGATCGTGCGGAGGAGGTCCCGAGGCACGAGGCCGAGCCCGCATGTGTCGATTGGCCGCTCCTTGTCAACGCGGCTCCGCAAGAGGTCCTCTTCGACGCAAAGCATCGCGGCCAGGCCGCGGTAGATCGGGTCGGCCCACTGAAGGCAATACGCCCCTGGGATCATGCCGGCGACGGTCGTCTTCCCCGCCTCGATCGGCCCCGCGATGCCGACAACCGTCACGGCGCCGCGGATCTGGTTCTTCTCGATGAGCTTCTTCACCACGCCGGACGGCTCCTCCGCGGGGCGCGGCACGTCCTCGTCACCACCCCCGGACGGCCGCGCCGGGGGGGCTCGGTCCGCCCAGTTCACAGGGCACCCGTTCGCCCGCCACCGGACCACGTCGTCGATGAAGAAAAACACAGGCTTCCCGAGCTTCCGGAACAGCTCGACCTCCGCGTCGGCCCCGGAAGACTCGCGCTGCAGGTAGCCCGTCCGCGTGTCCTCGGCCGACAGTCGCAGGCACGCGTCGCACCGGTGGAGGATCTCGTTGTCGTACTCGATCCAGTCCTGATAGGGCCGCGGCAGGTAGAGATGCTGAAAATGGCTCCAAAGCGGAGCGATCGGCGTCACGCCGGCGTCGAGGAGCACGTTCCAGGTCCGCATCTGGAAAGCGACGTTCTGCGCCTGATCGCCCTTCGTGTAGGGGCTGGCGATGTAGACCCAGGGGCGCGGGCGATCGGCGGCTGTCATGCGGCGATTCCTTTCGCGGGGCGGATGAATGAGGGGACGCCGGGCATCGTGCCGGGCGTGTCAAGCGGGGAGAGTCAGAGGTTTCCGGCAACCCACTGCACGCGAGCAAACGGGCGGCACCGCCCGTCGTCGCCGAAGATCGTCGGGACGTAGCCCCACGCGTAGTAGACGGTCCCGAACTGCGGCGGCTCCTCGTCGTCGATCCAGAAGAGAACACGCTCGCCAGGATCCATCGCGTACTCCTGCCCTCGCGGTTCGCTCTGCCATTCGGCCGAGTTGCAAAGCGCAGTCCCAAACGCAAACGAGCAGACGAAAACGAACAGCCGAATCACGGCGCGCCCAATCCGGGGCGCGGGCCGGCGACGTGCATCGCGGCCAGGCCGCCGCGGGCGTCGTAGATGAACAGCTCCATCGCCTGCCGGGCGCCAACGTAGCCCTCCGCAGCGTGGTAGTCGTCCGGAGGGCAGATGGCCGGGGCAATCCGCACGAGAACGCCGTCGATCGTGTCGATCGGCCGCGACCATTCCGCGGCCTGGTGGTGGTAGTGCCCGATGTGCAGCTCACGGTAAGGGCACCGCCCCCAGCTCGCCGCGGCCTCGATCGCCATGAGCCCGGGGAGCTTCTTTTTAGCCTTGTTCCCGTGGGTGAACCCCAAGAGATTCCGCCCGTGCGAGAGGTACTTCCGTGGCGTGAACCCGTCCTCGACATGCACGCGGTCGTCCCCGCGAAATCGCTCCTGGAGGATCCGCTGGTAGGCCCACGTGAGCGTCTCGTCGTGGTTCCCATGCACGACGAGCGTGTCCGTCGGGGCGATCGACCCCGACCGCTCGAGCACTGACAGCATGGTGTCGGAACCGGCGGCGATCATCTTCTGGATCCGGCCGTCGCGGTCGAGGGCCGTCCCCTTCGTCGTCGTCCCCGCGGGCGTGTCGTAGTGGAACACGTCGCCCAGCGTCGCAACCGTGAGCCGCTCCGGGCGGGCGTCCGCGGCGATGGCGAGCAGCTCCTCCGATGCCTCGGTCACGAGCTGCGACGCGATGTCGAGGTCGTAGTCGGCTCCGGCGGTCTTCCTCCACGCGTACTTGCCGAAATGCGGATCGGCCACGACAAGCACGGCCCACCGCCCTTCGGCCGGCGGGCGGCAGACGCTCGCCATCGGCGCGGCCCGGACCCGCTGCGCGGCCGCCGCGATCATCACCTCCACGCACTCGCGGATGCCGGGCCCCGCCTTCGGCTTGAGCCTCACCCATACCCGATGGAGCTGTGTGACGATCGCCTTGCCCGTCGCCCGATCGGCGGTCAGCCCCTCCCAGCACGTCGCCTCGCTCGCGGCCACCTCGTAGCGGGCCATATCCGCGGCGATGTGCTCGAGGAGGTCGTCGACCGTCTTGATCCGGGACGAGACGCTCCGGGCCTCGAGCGTGTCGCCGTCCTGCCGCTTCGTCACCTGCTCGACGGTCACGCCGGGCCCGGCCGCGTCGCTCGACGCGGAAGAGGCGGCGGCGGCGGCGAGCAGGTCGTCGGCGGTCAACGGCCGGCCTCGGAAACCCAGCGACGAATCTCATCGGCTCCGGGGACCCGATACCCGAGCCCAATCGCCCACTCGCGGATCGAGATGGCGAGAGCGATCGCCGTGATCGGCCCCTCCGGACCTCCGCCAGCGAGCCACTTCTCACGAGCCGCGGCGGCGACGGCCTGGTGCTCTGGTGCGAGTCGGGCGAACCACCCCTTGTACGACGGGCCTTTCACGTGCTGCACCGCGAGGGCGAGCAGATCGTCGGCGTCCAGCGGTTTCGGGCTGCTCATTCGCCGCCTCTCCTCTCAGGTTGATCGACCCGTCGTCGTCGGGGACGCCGCCCCCCGCTGGCGTGTCGTCGTCGGTGTCGTGAAAGTCGCCCGGGAACTGGCCGAAGTTGAAGGGTTTGCGAGGCACGGATCACCTCACGGGTTGCGAAACGCCGCGGCGGGCGGCGTAAACGACGCACCGGAGTACCACGCGCTTCCGGTCGAGAGCCGCACCTCGTCGTAGAAACCTGTGGCAGAGAGCCCGACCGGATAGCCGACAGTCACCGTGTTCGAGCTTCCGAAGACCGCAGCGGCCGATGTCGTCTGCGTGCCACGCAC